GGTCGAACTTGGTGGTGTTGGGATCCAGGCCCTCTCGAGCCACGGCCCCTTTGAGGGTGCTGGGGATTAACTGGTAGCGGCCCACCGCAAAGATGCCCTGGGTCTGCAACTGCATCACCTGGGCGATGGTCATGTTGGAGAGGCCCTTGATGGGCTGCCCTCCAGCTGTCCCACGGTTGGCTGCGTCGTAGCCTCCCAGGGTAGCCTCAGCCCCTCCTGTGGCGTCGAGAAATGCCCGGAAGGCATGAGAGCCTGCAAACGGGGTTCCGACGCCTGCAGAGGCTTGTGGGCGGCTCTGGCGGACGAGGTTCTCGATGTACCGCTGCTGGTACTGGGCCCCCAGCCGCTGGGCGGCCGTGGAGCGGGGGTTTCGGAGGGTGTCCTCGTAGCGGAAGGCTGGCGCCCTCTTGGTCACAGGAAGTCCCATCTGCGTCTGGACAAAGGTGTCGACCGGAACCCCGGCCAGTTTGGCCAGTCCCTGGATCTCCTTGCTGACGTTCTTGCCAGCCTTGATGGCAGCCTCGGCCTCCTTGGCTTGAACCAGGAAGGTGTCGTTTGCACGGGCCACTCCGGCGGGGACCTTGAGCGGTTCGAGTTCCGACCAGTCGGCCCTAGAGAGGCGGCTGGCAGGACTGCCGGGGGTGACGGTGATGGACCCAGGGCCGATGGCATTCGACCCGAAGCGAACCCCCTGGAGGCCTTTGCCTGTTTCCTGGATCACCTTGTAGCGGGGATCGGTGGCGACTTTGTCCGTGATCCGCTTGCGGATGAACTCACGGACCTCGGAGCCGGAGAGGTTGGGGTTGGCGGCGAATGCCTGGCGCAGCTCGTAGCCAATCTCCGCGGCCATCTGGTTGCCTCGGGACTGCATCATGCCGTCGAGGGCTGCAGCACCATTGGCGTCGAGGTTGATGGCGGTGAACTGAGCCTTCAGGGCTGCAGACGCAGCAGCCTTCAGCTCGGGCTGGTAGGCCTCCACCTGGGGTCCTACGGTATCTTTGGGGAACATGCCCTGGAGTTGGGCAAAGGTGCCACTGGAGATCTCTCCCCGGGCATAGGCAGCCTCGAAGCGAGCCAACGTGTAACCTTGGGCGTTGCCGGCCCGCATGTCACGGAGGATGGCCTCGTCGTTCTCCTGGTTGGCGGTGATTCCACGGGTCCGTAGTTTAGTGGCTGCGGCGGTGGCTTCGACGGAGCCGATCACGGTGAGAGCCTGGATGGCTTGCTCGAGGATCGTGGGCTGATCGGCAGGAGGTGCCTTGGAAAGGGCAGCCTCGGCCTGGGTCACGAGTTCCTCGACGGCGGCCTTGCTTTGGATCTCCTCCTCGGCCTGGGCAGCCCTGAGGTTGTCGGTGATCTTGGTGCGGGCAGCGGTGATTATGGAGCCGAGCTCAGGACGCATTCCGACGGTAACCTTGTTGGGGTCGTCGGGGTTGAGAACCACGTTTTCCAGGGTGTCCAGGAGGGTGGTTCGTCCGCTTCGGATGGCCTGGTAGGAGAAGGCCTCTACCATGGCCTGGTTCCCCTTGGATAGGCTTCCCAGGTGAACCGACTGCTCCCTTGCTCCCTCCTGAAAGGCTTCGTTTACGGCAACGGTGTCGTCAGGAGCCAACCCAGCAATCCGAGCCGTGAATCGGTTGGTGGTTTCTTCCACGGCCGTGTCCTGCTGGGCCTTGGCGATACGCTTGATCTCCCTGGAGAAGATAGCGCTTTTCACCTCCATGATCTTGGGAGTGACGTGCTCCGCCAAGAGTATGGGATTGAGCGTGCCATTGGGACCATCTAGGTCGCTGGCTCTAATGAACCCCTGAAGAACCACGGACCAGACAGCATTCAATTCTGCTATAGAGTTTGCTTCAGAGGGTGCGATCATCTTCCTGACGCTGCCATCAGGGTTTATGATCGGGATGTTCTTGATGGTGGACCCCATCGCCTGCTCAAGGAGCATTTCGGCGTTAGCAGCTGCTTTCAGGGCAGTTCCTTGTGCCCGCCCATAAGCCGCCCAGCTACCGACCACCGGATCGTTGGACCGAATCTCTACGGCCAGATCAGGTCGTGTGGTTTCGAGATTGTTAAGGGCGCGTTGTTCCCCGATGGCTGCGGTGCGGAGCTGGGCGGTGTTTTCCCGGTATGTCTGAAGAGATTCGGGTCTAGGCTGTAGGTCTCCATTGAGAACGGCAGCCAGGTTGAGCTTTCGGTCGTTCTCGTTGATGCCTTTTTGGCGGTCAACCATGAACTCGGTGAGCGTCTTGGACAACCCAGCCAAGGCTTCCAGGTTTTTGTCTGGGTTGGCCAAGTTGTATTCCTGGGCTCTGGCAAAGCTCTCAAGAGCCATTTGGCCCTGCCGTAGTATCTTGTCGGAATTGTCGACGGCTTGGACTGGATTGAACCCACGGGATTCGGTGCCGCCTAGGGATACCCGCCGTCCTTGAGGACTATAATCAATGGCCATGGTTTACTAAGCAGGGTTTGGTTTCGGCACTACAGCTCTTGGAGCTTTGAGGTCGGAGTATGTACTGTAACCAGACAAAGCTGCCCCGCCAATTCCTGCAATCAATCCCAAGGAACTTGGCCGCTTGGCTTTCACCTTGGTAGGCCTACTCGGTGCAGGACTACGACTCGATGCCACCTGAGCATTGGCACTGGTTGCCTGATCAAAGATGGAGTCGATCGTTTGATAGTAATCGTCTCGAGCGTATCCCAGGTTCAGGCCCAGCGTGGCCAGGTCTCGCCCGTATTCTCGGTCGGGGTCCATGGCCAGGATTCCGATGCTGCGACCAGCTTTGCCGCTGGCTTGAATGTTGGCAGCGTCCTGCATGGACTTGAGCCGCAGTTTATCTGCGTCGATCGCAGCCCTCTTGTACTCATTTTGGATCTTGATTTGTGCTGACATATAGGCTTTGGACGCAGCCTCCCGGTTCAGCCTCTCTTGACGATTGGCAGCGTCTTCCTGCTGAGCCCATGCTTGCGCCTGCAATTCGTACTGCTTTTGTTGATACTCGTTCTGGGCGTTGACTTCATCGCGGGCCTGATTAGAGGCTTGGGTATAGTTGGCAATGGAACCTACAGCTTGTGTAGCAAAGGAGGCTACACCCAAAGCAATAGGGATTACGGCTGGTGCACACATTGGACAAAGGGGAGGAACAGCTGGAGGGGGGACGTTGGGGATTCGACCTCAAACCCCAGGAGCCTGAGAAGTTTGATGTGAGGATAGTTGTGGCGATAGACCTGATGGGCCAGGGTGGGGTAGATGGATAGCTGTGACTTCACCCATTCCCTGGCCTGCTTTACGAAGGCGAGTGGCTCGGTCTTGGCCGCCTTGGTGCTCAACATCCATGGGGCTCCCAGGGTCTCCGACGTAGGCACCACCCCAGCAATGGCCGCAATGCGGTTGTGCTTGTCGTAGATGGCTATGGGTTCAGCTGAGGCCAGGATGCCCATCCAGATGGCCTCAAAGGGCTGCACCTGGCTCACCTTCAGTTCCTCCCGATCGGGCGTGCTGAGATCGAAGAAGAGGGCACGGGCATCAACCAGATCAGCGGAGAGAATGGTGTAGCTCATAGGGCGGTCTGACCGAAGGTGTCGTAGGTGCCTTCCCAAAGGACGCTGTCGATGGCCACCGGGAAGAGGTAGGGGGCCACGATCTTGACTTCTGTGGCATCGCCCTTGGCCAGTATCGGGACGGTGTTGGTGCGATTCCTCACCATGGGAAGGGTGCCAGGAACGTATCTGCCAGCCACCTTTTGCTCGAGTGTGGCCACGAACTGAGCACGACCAAGACTATTGACCTCCACCTGGAATGGCCCCGAGTTGAAGCTCGAGAAGGTCAGTCGATGGACGATGGGGATGTTGCGGGTGTCCCGTTTGTCGTCCCTTCCCTTGAGGTAGAAGGCAGGCATGGTGGCCTCAGCCCGCACCCTGGTTCCAATGGCATAGCGACTGCTGCTCACATCTCCAGGGATTCTCAGGTGCCACTTGCGGCCGACAGGATTGGATGGCGTGTTGATCAGGGGACCGGTAAAGGTGACACCTGGATCGGTAGTGCTGATCGTGACACATTCCCAGGTTTGACCCTGATAATCTGCCAGGTGATCAGCAATCCCTACTTCGGTGGTGTTGTTGGTGGAGTTGTAGACTACAGGAGGATTGTAGCTATGGAGGTCGAGGCGGACATCCACCTGATCTCCTTGGAATACGAGGGGGCTGTTGGAGTTGTTGTTGTCGATGGTGATCTGAACCAGACTCAGGGTGGCTGAGTTGGTTTTTGATCTCAGCACCAAGGTCAGGACGTTTCCTGAGAACGACTGGTGCTCGATGAGCCCAGGCATGATCCAGCGGAACCACGCAGCCTGCTTTCTCTCATTGCCCACATCATAGAACTTGAAGCAGTAAAGCTGGCCCTCGGCCTGCTTGCTTCGGAGCGTGAAGATGGAGGCCGTGGTAGAGGCCTGCATGTCCTGGATGTCAGGAGGGAGGTAGCGGGGGATGATTCGAGTCAGCTCAGCAACTCGTGTGCGGCTCTCGCCTTCGGCTGTGAACTGAGCCTCGAATATGGAGGTGGCTCGGGCACTCTGGCTTGCAAAGACGATGCTTGGACCGATGTCAATCGGAGCCAGATTAGCGAGCATGTCATAGGAACCCACTTCAAGCATCTCAGCTGTTTGCGTGCTGAAGGCTTCGGTAGTAGTTTGCAAACTATATTGGCCGTTGTCGGAGAAGCAAAGAAGACCACGCTGATAGGGAAGCATACGTCGGAATCTCAGCGGACGTGTGGATCCTGCAGAGATGTCGACTGGGTCAGAAGCTAAGACCGTGGCAACGGTGGTTTGGAAGAAATTGAAGTAGTTGCCAGCTACTCCAGTGATGATGTTGTCCTGACTGGAGAATACCAGCCGGTTCTTGAAGAAGGAGATTCCATCGATCGTGTTGTCCTTGAAGCTGGGCCAGCTGTTGGACTTGATGTCACCGACCTGGCGATCCACCCAGTAGAGCTTGGCGAAGGGATCCACCGTGGTCGTGACCGTGGCCACAGCCGTGACGGTAAAGGTGTCCCCCAGTTCGTTGGTGACCACCGTGGATGCGGTGAACCCATAGCCAGCTCGGCTGGGTTCGACGGTCAGGATGTTGCCGGAGGTGTCGGTGGAGACCACCCGCAGGCGCAGGTTGGTGCCCACACTACCTCGGGCCCAGAAGGTCTGGCCTACCAGGTAGCGTCCACGGGTGGAGCTCAGGACGGTGGCTGCAGTGACGGTGCCAGTGGTAGCCACACTGGGCAGGGTGGCCAGGGCCTCAGCAAGTCCCAGGCGACGAACGGTGAAGGTGCCGTTGGCCTCACGGATGAGGGCATGAGGCATGGTATCGATGTTGAAGCCGTTGTTGACTCCAGGACCGATTGTCTCCTCCCAAACACCAACGCCTGCGGTGGCACCATTGTCGGTCTTGAACGACACCCAGTAATCGTCCCCGTCGGATCCCTCGTTGCTGAGAATCTGGATGCGGGAGTTGTTGATGAACTGCCTGGGTAGATCAGCTGGACTGGATACCTTCCCCTTGACAAGGGAGATGGATGAACCAGCCTGTCCACCTGAGACGGTGGCATCAAATTGCGCCCCATCTACCCTTCTCACATAGAGGTAGGGACCAATGACCGTAGCAGAAAGAACGCCACCGGAGTTGATGATTGCAGCCAGACCTTCAGTCACGTCCTTGAGACTGAGGCGATCTGTAGCTATGTTGGTAGAGCTGTAGGTGTAAAGCGTGCTTGGAGCCAGGGTAAACTCGTAGCGGGTATTGTAGCCGACTGCGTTGATGGTGACGATGGCATAGGGTGTATCCATTGGACTGGACAGACTCCCTTGCGTTACGACAACCTTGCGATTCAGCAGCAGGGTGTAGTCACCCACGGTGAGCAGCTCAAGCTCGTCGTCATTGGTGTGGGTCAGGTAGGCCTGCGCTCCCGCAGCGATCGCGTTGACGGTCTGCGGCTCACCACTCTGGGAGTCCCACACCTTGAGCATGGAAGCCCCAGCCGTGCGTCCGATCTGAACGAGGTATTTCTCCTCATCGTCTCGGTCGATTCGCCCCCACCTGGAGGGGGTACTGAGGGCTCCAGTCAGCTGGGCAACGTGCTTCATCCCAGGCCGCTTGGCGAGGCCAAAGGCTGGATCAGGGAGGAAGTTATCGCAGGTTGAAAACGTACCTTCGAGCTTCAGTGAGTCGGGCTGTTCGGAGACTCCCCCAATCAGGGTGTCGATCTTCTGAGAAACAGCGGGCATGATTATCTGGCAATGATGGAAAGAGCGGTCTGGGTCGGGGCCATGAAATACTTACCCTTGTCTCCTTGCACCAGGACATTATGTCGGCCGGTGGTACAATCATAGGCAAGACATGCAGCCCTCAGGGTCTGCTCGTCCTGGGAATTGAAAGCAACCAGTTTGTCAGATCCTAGGGTGCGGCCAGCAAAGACCCGGGCAGCACGTTGGACGATGTAATTTTGGAAGACAGCCGGGATGTCCTCGAAGAGGTAGTCCCACACCACATCGAGACTGAGCGTTGTACCGGCTCCCCAGTTGAAACTGTGGGTGAGGGTGTCGTAGAGCTTGCCGCTGCGCTGCACGGCCCGCACACGGAACTGACTGTCTTCCTGGTTGACGGAAAGGTTGAGGATACCAGGAGGAACGACAAGGTTCCCGTTGCCATCAGCCAGCAGTTTGTAACCTTTCTCGGAGTTGAAGTTCCATCCTTCACCCAGCACCTCACTCTGCACGGTGCTGAGGATCAGGATAGCGGTGGCAATTTCGGGGTTCGCTTGATCTAGGCCCGTGATGGGTGCTTGACCAATAGCGGTCAGCATCGTGTTGACTGCTTGCAGCTGAGTGGTCATGGTGGGAAAAGAGAGCGCCGTTCTGGGCGCAAGAGGAAGAAAAAGGCCCAGGCTTGAATCAGCCCAGGCCGTAAAAAAAAAACGAAATCAGGCGACGTTGCGGAACTCGCCGGCCACAGAAACGCGGACCGGACCAGCACCCAGAGCAAGGCGGCCGACGATCACATCACCCTGGTAGATGATCTTGGTGTCGGCACCGGTGGTCTGGATGGAGGGACCGATACCCTCGAGCACAGCAGCAGCATCCCGATGGTAGATCAGGCCACAGCTGTTGTTGAAGTCGGCGGCCACACCATAGGTGTTACGGGCACCGTAAGTGCCGGAACCACCAGCAGTGTCGGTCTCAATGACGGAACCGGAGGGGGAGCCATAACGACCCAGGAAGGGCACGTTGTTAGAGCGGCGGATGTTGATGCCAGCGATGCTGTAGAGGCCTTCGCCGGTGTTCAGATCACCTTGCCTGCCACCATAATCCCGGTTGAGGATGTTGGTGTCAACTTGAGAGACCAGGGCGTAATACTGTCGCGGCGACAGCACAGCAAAGCGGCCGTCTTTGGGAGCGGAAACTTCATCCAGACGGGCAGCAGCTTCGAAGAAGCCGTCAACTAGAGCCTGGGCGTTGTATTCCTGGTTGGCACCGATGTTGATGCGGAAGCCACCGGGTTCGTTGGTCACAGGGGCAGACAGGCCGGCAGCACGGGACAGAGTACGGCCGATGCGACGGTCGTAGAACTCAGCCAGTGATTGACCGATCTGACGGGCGATGGGGCCGCGCACATCGTAGTGAGCGATCACTTCATCCAGCGAGTACACGAAGGCGCTGGCAACCAGGAGGTCGTCCAGTTCGATCGTGGTTTCGGCGGATGGGGGATCACCCGAACCAAGGATGGCAGTACCGGGAGTGTGGTACGCTGCCGTGATTCGCCCAGTGTGGATGAACTGGTGGGAGCGGCCGTTGGAGATCTGCTTGTTGAGGACGGTGTCCTTGAAGATCGTGGCGTTGCGGAAAGCCTCATACACCTCGCCGGAGAACAGCTTGAGGTAGAGGGCGCGTTGATCGCCGGCCTTATTGACGCGGCCGGGTTGGGTTACGGTGAAAGTCACGGAATTGAAGTCGAAGGGGTGTGAACCGATCGACTGAGCTCAGTCAAAAATGAAGCGTGAAAAGTCAACGGGTATGGATTATCCTCCTCAGAGGGTCCAACCGAACGTTCGGCTGTTAATGGGAGCCACCCAAGGACACACGAAGGGGTCGAACCTTCCACCAAGCCCTGTTACGGGCCTGCTCTACCGCTGAGCTAGTGTGTCGGAAGGCCCAGCCGTGAAACGCCTCAAGGACGCACAGGGGACTGGGCTCGTAATCAGAGGAGCTCGCCGGAGTTGGCGAGACGCTCTTCCACATCGAGGCGGAAGGCAGGATCCTGCTGATAGCGGGGGTTGGAGAGGTCGCGCCGCAGCTCGGCCTCAGACCGGTAGGGCTTGACCCCGGAGGACTTGGTCCTGCCCCCGGAGACGGCCTCACCGTCGAAGCCCACAGCCGCCTTGTAGCGGTTCGTGAGGGCCTCCACGGCAAACCGTGTGGCGGCCTTGTTGCCGGAGGTGATCACCTGGTCGTAGGCCGCCCGATCCTCGGGGGAGAGGTTCTCAGCTGCCCAAGCCAGGGCCTGGTTGTAGGCCTCCTGGCCACCCACCGAGGTGACGATCTCCTGGGCCTCGGCATCGGAGATGGGGGCCGGAACCTCAGCCTGTGACTGCAGCTTCTGCCACGCCTTGATCAGGTCGGCACTAGGCAGGGCCTCGAGCTTGGCAACGGTGGCCTCGCCGAGCTTGCCCTCGTTCTTGTAGAACTCTTCAGAGGCCTCCTTAAGGGCCGTCTCAGCCTCCGATTCCTCCTCAGCAGGGGATTCTTCAGGAGCCTCCTCAGAGGCCTCTTCCTGGCCCTCCTCGGGGGGTTTCCCGTCGGCGGCCTTCTTGGCTTCGTATTCGCGCTCCCGTTGGAGCAGCTGGTAGACTTCGGCGGCCGTCTTGCCCCGGTATTTCTCCGGAAGCTGCATGGCCTCCTGCTCCTGGGCCTCACGGGCCCGGGTGAAGACGGCCTCCTCCTGGCGGGCTTCCTCCTCAGCGAGGCGGTTGCCGGTCTCGAGAGCTTGCTGCTCCCGTGCCTGGCGTTGGGATTCTTCGATCTCGTCGTAGGTGACGCTCATGAATTGGGGATGCTGGTGGATTCGGAGAGAACGAGCTGCAGATTGTTGAGGCCGGGAGTCCGGACGAGGGATTTCGCCCCGATCAGGGGCCGGGCTACCTTGTTCTTGACCGTCGGCCTGCCCACCATGGGGCGGGTGGTGGAACGGATGGACAGCTCGATGGACTCTTGATCAGTCTGGGGGGCGAGCTCAGCCGGGTCCTCCGGGGAGGCCACCAGGGGCTGGAGCTCCAGCGGGGGTGGTGTCGTCGGGGAAGGAGAGGTTGCTGAGCGCCTCGGGCGCGTCTGGGTTGGCACGGGGATCCATCATGGGGGCTTTGACCAGCTGACCGGCCTGGTCGACCAGGGACTGCTGGATCTGGACAGCTTGGGCTTCTTGTTGGGCTTTTGCTTGGTCTTCCTGGGAGATGATCAAGCCAACGGGATCGATTCCGTCTGAAGTGAACAGGCGTTTGATGAACTCGTCGACGTTGACCTTGCGGGCAAAGACATCGGGACCCAGAGCCTGCTGGATGGTGGTGGCCACCCGGAGTAGGGCCTCTCGATCCTGGCCACGACCGATGCCATCGAGGCCAGCCACCACGGTGGGCAGCATGAGACCCTTGGGCAGCACAGGCAGTTGGCCCTTGCGCTGGAGCACCGACAGCCGTCGCTTCAGGAAGGGAACGGCCACCTCGGTGGTGAGGGTGCCCATGATGCCAGACAGCTGCTCCATCACCTCCTGCTGGACCGCACGGACCTCTTCGGCCGTGGTGCGCTCCGACTGGCGGACGGACAGGATCAGAAAGGCCTCAGAGAGGGACTTGATCAAGGCCTGAGCCATCTGGAAAGCTGTGGCCATGTCGGCCTGCTTTCCCAGCTGCACAGCTACCAGGTCCTCAGGCCGTCCTACCAGGATGTCACCATTCTCAGCTTGGGCAAACTCCGCCGGCTTGGTGATGGCTCCAGGGTTCAGGAGATAGCGGATCTTGACGGCTTCTGCCGATCCCTCCACCAAGGCTTTGGTGAGACCTTCGAGGCTCTTGAGATCACCAATGAACTCCTCAATTCGCCCACGGCCGTAATTCTCACCGTCGACGATGTTGAAGCGAATCGGGATCCAAGCCGGGGCATCAGTTGGACATTGTCCATCCGATCCCTGGAGCTTGACTCCATCGATCTCCTGATACCACACCCATTGATTATCTCGGACCCTGGCCCAGGTGTAGACTAGAACCTCGTTCTCCTCGAGGGAGACATCAGCAACCGCTGAGGGGCCAGCGGAGTCATTCTGGACTCCATTGACTTTCTTCTCGTTGATTCGGAAGCTGGCGGGCAGGGTATCACGATCTACACCTTCGACGGTGACGATCTCCCTGGGTGCGCCCACGCCATCTCTCACGCAAACGTAACGATCGAGTGGGTAGAACTTGAGGCCATCCTTGCTGTCAAACAGGAGGCCATTTCCTGTGGCCACACCGTGGCGGATTCCCTGGGTCAGGGTCACCCGATCCAATCCACCGGTGATGCTCTGGTTGACAATCCGCTCCATCTTTGCCAGACTGGCATCGACTTCCGAACGGATCTTGGAATTGAGCTGGGGGTTGGCTACAAACTCCCCATCGGAAACCTGTAGCTTGAAGAATGACGTGTTCACAGGGAACAGCGCCATCATGATTTTGGCGGTAATGACATTGCACCCCCTGGCTCCCATCGACTGCCAGGTAGTGGGCAGGGAGTTTCCAGAGCTGTGACCTGAAGGCGGCAGCAGATAGGGAAGGGAGAGAGCGGTGGCTTGGCGGGCAGCCGCCAGAGGCTCAGTGCGATCGGATGTCAGAAACTCGTAGCGGGCTGCAGCGGTGCGACTCTTCACGACTTACTTCCGGCGAGAGGAATAAGAAGGCGTGAAGGACCACGGGCGGCCTGCTTTGGTGCGGTGCGCTGGTCTTCGGTCTTGCGGATGATGCCAGCACCGGTTGGTGAGGCAGCCACCCATGCAGGAAGCCCCGGGGGTGCCGGGGCGGGAGCGGGAGGAGGAGGAGGGGTAGGAGGTTTTGGAGGAGGAGCCGACGCAGGGGGAGGAGCCGACGAGCGTGAAGAGCCACGAAATAGGCACATGATCTAGGCGGCGATGGCGAGGCGGGCTTTCTGCTTTTTCACCCGCTGACTTTCCGGACCCAAAGGATCACCCAGGGCGGGAGTTTCGGCAGACTTATCGGAAGGCTGCACCGATTCAATCGTACCCAGTCCGCTGTGAAGAAGTGGCATGGTACTTTGGCTGGCATTGCCGTAATGTGGCGGCCATTGTGCCCATGGAGCCGGGGGAGGAGGTGGTGGAGGTGGAGGAGATGGTTGCTTTCTCCGACGAGGTGCACACATGATGGAATCTCAGGTCAGATCTCGGTCAAGATTGAAATTGTCCTTGGCCTCCTTGAGGCGTCGGCAGATGTCAACTTGACCAGCACGGAATGCAAACTCCTTCTTCTTCAGCGTGACCGAAGGATAGGAGTCAGGAAAGGCCTCGATGAGCTGCTCAACAAGGACGCGCAGGGGGTCAACCATAGGATGGAAGATCGACGTTGGATGCTTCGAAGAAGGCTGGCATACGTGCCGATCGAGTTGAGCCCAGCTCGGGGGCCTTGCCGCGTTCGTAGAGGTTGTCGGAGGCGGCAAGCCAGAAATCTGATCCCAACTGGCCTGCACCAATCAAGTGGGTGAATACCCAGTCGACGGTTGCCCGCCGTAGAGAATTGAGGCTTGATGAGGGCTTGAGGCCCAACTCTGACGCCACCATGTGGTGGACCGCGACGTGGACTTGTTCATCGCGGCTGATGTCGGCAGCGACGGTTCGGATCCCAACGTCCCCGGCAAACCTGAGGAAAGGCAGGAGGACGAAGAAAACGGATCGTTCAAGGATGGCGGCCTTCAGGATGGGGTGATCGGGATGTCTGACCCAGGCGTCACGGATGCCCCGCCCGGTGGCTTCATCCTTGGCGTTGGTGCCGTGGGCGTCGACCACAAACTGCAGGGCCTGATCGTGGCGCTCCTCGTCGGCCATGTTGGACTGGAGGGCTGCCACCACACCGTCAGTGGATGGAAGGTCACGCGCCAGCCCCGCCTGTAGAAGATCCCGCACAGGGAGCTCGAGATGCCGAAGAGCCAGGCAGCGATGGAGGGTTTCAGATGTGCCATCCTTGACGGTTCCAGCGGACACCTGGGTGGGACTCCAGGTGCGTTTTCGTGTTAGGAGAACGGTGTATGGACTTGATGTACTCATGGAATTGGAAGAAATTTAGGGGGCTAAGCGGGCTTTGTGCAAGCGGCTTTTCTCGTACCACCCGGCAATCTCTGGTGCCCAGGCCTGAAGATGGGGCCACATCAGATCGCAGAGGACGCGGATCTCCTCCTGGGCGTCCAGTTTGGCTCGCAGATCGAGAAAGTGAAGGAAGGCCCGCAGGCTGAAGCTCACCACAAAGTGCTGGCGATAGTCGAACGGCAGGATGCCGCGAGCGTGCTCCTCGGCGTAGCCGGCTTCCAACAGGTCGCGGTAGCGCTCAGCGGCGGCGCGGCAGAGATCGAGATCGATCGCCCGCTGGTCGAGCGAATAGTGATACTTCTTGCCCTGGCGGTCGCTGTAGTCGCCCACGGGCCGCAGGTAGAACACTTCTTCCAGTTCCAATTCGCCACTTGCCGCTCTGCAGATGCGTTCTCCCGTGTAGCGCATCGACTGCACGTCAAAGCTGACGCCCACGCGATGGGTGCGGGCCTGCTGCATCACGGAGTGGGGAAACCAGCCGACGTTGAGCACGATCTGGGCATGCTCCAGGGGGCCGTAATGGCCGCGTTCGCCGGCGAGCAGGCGCTTGACGCAGATCTCTCCGGCCTGGGCTTCATCGGGCCAGTCCTGACGCTCGGCGGCGACAAAGCCCTCGCTGTAGTCCTGGTGCATCGCGACATAGACGCACTGCTGAGGATTGGGCGTGGCGGTGATCAGGGCCACCCGAAAACGGGGATCCATCACTCGCTGCATCCTCCATCAGCACCACTGCAGAAGCCGGCTACGACCTCTTCATCGTCCTCTTTGATCGGATCGAACTTGAACCAACTGGCGGCGTCACCAAGGATGCCAAGGGCGTCGTCTTTGGCCTGAGTATCGGGGGCCACTTGAAGGGCGTAGTACAGGCTGGTCTGCGGACCAAACAACCAGTTGATCAGGAAAGATCGATTGTAGGTGACTTGATCGCTCCAACTGTTGAAGCTGTAGCCATGGAACAGCTCGGTGCACTTGAAGAGGGTGACGATCAAGTTAGCCACTTCAGTGTAATTCTCCCATCCCACTTCTGCAGCCGTCTCAACATCGGGGGGATACTCGAAGGTCTGAACCCCAAAGGTACCTGAGTCTCGATCGATGCTCCGGCTGATGGGTGGAGCCAGCTCCGGGGCGCAAGTATAACCACGAAGGTCGGTGCTGCGGTACGAGCAGGAGGCAGTGGGGGCGATGGCAAAGGCTCGCTGGAAGCCAGCCAGTCGAGCAGCATCGGATGCCCTCCAGATGGCATCGCTGAGCCGTTCCACGATCTTGTATGCCTTGGCACATTCCTCAGGAATCGGCTTATCGGTGGACCAACATCTGGACACAGTGGCCAGCTGGGCGTAGGTGACCCCCTCTTGGGCCAGGAAGTTGGCTAGACCCAGGATACCCAGGCCAACCTGCTTGTCCTCGTTGGGGCTGAGGTAGACCCCGGCTTCGCCAACTCCTGTCTTGGGATGGAGCTCCACCAGGGAGTTGATGCCTTCGAGGAAGGCCTCCTCCAGGGTGTCGATGGTGCACTGGCCGAGGTTGACGTGCTGTAGCAGACAGGTCCCCCGATGGGGAAGGTAGACCTCGAGGCAGACGTTGCCCCAGATTCGTTGGCCATCATGATAGCGGATCTTGTTCAGCCAGAGGTCACCAGAGGCAACAGCCTTCAGGACGGCCTCAATGAACTCGGATCCGCAGCGCCTCATGAAGTTCTGATCTACATCGAGGCACCGCTTGCACCATGGCAGCTCACGACGATCGGCCGTGATGAACTCAAGGGCATCAGGATGGTCGTAGTCCAGGTGAAGCGTGATGGCTCCATTCTTGAAGGTGCCCCCGCGGCGAAGAGTCTCGTTGAGGGTGCTGTAGATCTTGGCAAAGGAGACTGGTCCACTGGCGGTCAGGCCGCGGCCGTTGTCGGATCCCTTGGGGCGGAGCTTACTGAGGTGGATGGAGCATCCAGCCCCATTGCGGAGGGCGTAGGAAGCAAACCGCCAGGAGGCCTCGATGCCATCAGGACCCTCCATGGTGTCCTCCACGACGAACACTGTGCACGACACGGGCAGCCGGCTTTCCTGGTTGGCCGCCCAGGCCTGGACCCGGCCGGTGCGGGAAATTAGCTTGGAGACCTCTGCCTCTGGCTTGCGGACACGCAGCCCGTCAGGGAACCGTTCAGCAATAGATTGGCCAAGGCCACAACGACCAGCAACTGGGGAGGTGAAGGAGACGGACGGGGTCATGAGGTGATTGTGGGTTTCTCGGGGAAGCAGTCAAGGTGAATGAAAATACGGCAGTGCCTGTCGCTGTATCTGGTGGTGAGGAGGATTGCATCCTCACCCTTGGGAATCTCCTGGTTGCAGACACGACATAGGGCGCTTTGCTTAGGGGGTTCTCTGGTAAAGCCCCAGTTCGAGAAGTTGCTGGTCATGTGTGGTTTTCGGTTACGCGGGATTTGGGTTTGTACTCGCCACACCACTCGTCTTTGTTGACGCTGGGCCAGCGGAAGCTGCTGTCTGTGGTGAGTCGCGAGGGTGGAAACCTACGGCACTGACGAAGGGGAGACCCGTAACTGAAGCGGCAGGTTTCGCAGGTAGGCTGGCTCATGGGATCAGATCAAACAGCTGGGGCTCAAAGTATCTTGGACCCTTTAGAATCTTACCATCCTTCCGTCGAATGGGCAACCCATCGATGTCCAGTTTGCTCATGTTGCTCTCGAACACCCGGGTGAGGGCAAGGTCGAGGTTCCAGCCCTTGGCCGCGGCGAACTGGTAGCAGACGAAGACGAGGTCAGCCAGTTCCTTGAGGGTGTGGGCGGCAGTCTCCACCGTTTCGAGGGAATCGTACTCATCAATGGCCTGGAGAAACTCACGGTACTCCTCTTCGATCAGGTTCTGCTGCATCACATAACCTTTAATGGTGGGGTCTGGTGTCGCAACCCCAAACGCACTCCGCCACCTGAGGGCCTCGTGGGTGTGGGTCATGTCGGGGGTGAGGCTCATGTCAGGCGATAGCGAGGTGAGAGTCAATGTCCCTCAGGACAAAGATAGATTTGCCCAAGAACTCCACGGTGCCTTGTTCGTAGTTTTCAAGGAGTGGCACGGTACGCAAATTGCACCAGCATCGCCTTATATCCTCGTACTCTGAGCTTCCAACGTACAGCCTCTTGGCTCCGTATGCGGAGGAAGCATCATGGCTACTGCACAGGTCCAGTACCCTTTTGGAAATGTGTTGACGCGGGGGGGATTCGATCATTGGTGTTCGTTGTGGGTGGGTTGGACTTCCCCAGAGTAGACCATCGAGGTCACCTCTGGGATGTTGAGGTGAGGCTCATTCAGTTTGCTCCTTTACAAGGCGATCATCAATCAGCGTAGCATATCCAGCAATATCGTGCCACGAGTCAGCATAGTCTGGATCGCCATTGACGATACGGCCGATCTTGTGGAAGATCATCTCAAGGGACTCCTGCTTGTCTGGGGTGAGAAACTTCCCCCTTTGAGCAAGCTCGTCTTCCAGCACAGCCTTTAACCGCTGGGTCACCTTGGCATGGCCCATGAAGTCCCCGTAGCGATTTCCTCGCTCGGCCAGGGTGGCCGCTACGTCATTTTTTGGGGTGGTCGTTGT